GCCGTAGCGGCTATTCGCTATATGATTGATCGATACGGTTCCGTATTCAATGTACCGGGTATCCGCAATATGATGAGAGGTCGTGGATACGTCGGCTATGCGCAAGGCGGAATTGCGACAAGACCGCAATTGGCTGCACTGGCTGAAAACGGCTGGAAAGAGTTTATCATCCCGACTGAACCGAGTATGAGAAGCCGGGCGCTTGCGCTTCTTGCACAAGCGAATGCTGAACTGGGGTACGCTCCACCAAGCAGCAGCGGAAGATCAAGTAGTGTGCCAAGCAACAACGGTTATACGGAAGTTCACAATGTATTTCATTTTACGATTTACGAAGCAAAAGATGCAAAAGAAACGGCGCGTTCGGTTCGCGAAGAACTCGAAGCCTTCTTTGCAAGTCTCAATCGCATTAGTCCGCGTGTAACAGAAGGGTAGGTGTTGATTGTGGCAATCGAATTAAACGGAAAATCGAGATTAGCAGGGTATGAAATATTGGTTCTGACAGAGAACATCGATTCAGGAGTGACAGTGACGGATCATCCGGTTGAAGAAGGGTTTAATATCAGCGACCATGTTGAACCGGAAACACCTACTATCGAATTAGAAGCAATCATCATCCGCCCTACCTTTGAACGCGCTCAAAGAGCTGTGGACATTTTAGAATCGAAAATGTACAAAGGCGAAAGAGTCATTTATGAAGGAAAAAAAATCTATCCGAATCTCGTTATTCAGTCATTTAGGCGAAGCCGGGATAAAAGTATTAGCAATGGTTATCATGCGTCGATTACACTAAAGAAAATTCGGACTGCCCGGCAAGCCTATATTCCTCCATCTAAACAAAGTACACAAATTAAACCGACAACGAATAGTGGACGAAAACAAACTCAAAACAAACCTACAACGACAGCTGTCTACCATACTATCAAAAAAGGAGAGACATTTTGGTCCATTGCTCCAAAATACGGTACCACGTGGCAAGCGATTCAAAAGTTAAATCCCGGTGTTAATCCGCGAAGACTTCAAATCGGTCAGAAAGTGAGAGTGAAATAGATGTTAGAATATATCCCGATCGAGAAAGAAAACATCCCTTACCGATTTGAAATCGAGTTAGAAGCGGAAATCTTTGAAATGGAAATCCGATATAACGATTTATACGATTTTTTTACGATTGACCTTTACAAAGATGGAGAGCCTTTGGTTTATGGAGAAAAAGTGGTTTACGGTGTGCCGCTTTTTCAAGATGTCAGGGATTTGCGTTTTCCTGCTGTTGATATTGTGCCGATGGATGAAGCTGGATTAGAAAATCAGGTAACCTATGAGAACTTTCAAAAAACCGTGTTTTTAGCGGTGGTGAGATAAATGGAACAGTTTGGGCGCTATACGGTAGTAAAAACGGGAAATGTAACTTTAAATCGTGATGATTTAACAATAGAATTCGATGTACCGTTTGATGATGACATGGAACCAAATGAAAGCCAAATCACGATATACAATCTGTCAAAAAACACAATTAATCAACTCAAACGCAATCAGCATTTGACGTTAGAAGCTGGATATAAACAAGATCACGGCGTTTTATTATCTGGATATATTTCGAAAGTGGAAAACGTAAATGAGAGAACTGACATAAAAACGACGTTATATGTTCTTGATACCAAGCCGTTCGATACGAAAAAAACGGTAAAAAAATCATATAAAAAAGGCATTAAAGCTTCTCAAATTATGAGAGATTTAATTGCTTCGTTTGGTCTCAAAGTAGCGGTTCTGAAGTTGCCGAAAGATAAAGTGTACACCAAAGGGTACACCGTCAACGGCGAAATCATCGAACAATTAAACAACATCGCCAAAGACTGTGGAGCGTCGGTGTATATCAATAAAGGACAAGTATATATTCGCTCACTAAAAGAAGGGGATGACACCCGTTTTATACTTTCAAGCGACACAGGATTGATTGGCTCTCCGGAACCGTTTGAAGAAGAAATTGACGGGAAAATTATAAAAGGATACAAATTGAGATGCTTGTTGCAGTACCGTTTAACAACCGCTTCTATTGTAGAAATTCAATCAAAAACAGTAAAAGGAAAATTCCGGGTGAGAAAAGGCCGCCACTATTCGAGTGGAGATGAGTTTTATACAGAAATGGAAGTGGTCTAATGGAAGCTATCAAGTTTATTAAAAATCAAATTGCAGAAGCTGTGTTAAATCTAAACACTGCTATGCCTTGTAAGGTGCTATCCTACGACGAATCCACTCGAAGAGCAAAAATCCAGCCGCTTTTTCAGATGAAAGAAGTAGGTAGAGAACCTGAAAACTTGCCACCTATAGAGGATGTGCCTGTGCTTTACTACCGCTTAAAAGTCAATGGAATTAGTCAAACCTATATTCCTGACTTAAAAGCGGGTGATGTTGTTCTTGCGGTTTTTTGTCAACGTGCCATTGACGATGTTTTGACAGGAAAAATCGCCTATCCCGATGTTTCACGGCATCATGATTTACAAGATGCTATCATCGTGGGGGTGATAACTTGAAAGACTTAAAATTGATTGACGGGGATTTAGCTTTTGAAAACGGGGATTTTCCAGTCATTGATGGCAAAGAAGAAATTCAACAATGTATTGGAATTGTGTTAGGAACAAATAAAGGTGAATGCTTTTGGAATCCTGAATTAGGAATTCGTTTTCTTAACTTGGTCGAAAAACCTACCGATGAAAAGATACGAAATGAAATCCTTGATGGGCTTTCACAAGAAGATAGGATTGATACATTAGAAGATATACAAATCACAAGGGATACAAAAAAACGCAAGCTAATCATTTCATTTACATCCGATCTAACAAATGGAGAAACGCTAGAAAGCGTGGTGACCACACGTGCTGGATAAGTATGGATATAAACGAAAAACATACGACGATTTATTAAACGAAATGACGGATAGAGCCAAGCAATTGTTTGGAGAAGATGCAAATGTGACAGAAAGGTCTGCACTTGGCATCCTTATCCGAATCATGGCTTGGTTTTTATCATTAGCGTGGAAAGATAACGAGGATGTTTATTATGCAAATAATCTCAATACCGCAACCGGAAATAATTTAGACCGACTATTACCCCGCTACGGAATTACTCGGCGTTTAGAGACCAACGCAGAAGGAACTATTCAGATTAAAGGAACGCCGGGATATACAGTTCCGGCGGGGTTTTTAGTTTCAACGAAAAGCGGTATTTTTTTTGAAACGATAGAAGATGTTCTCCTGAATGAAAATGGAGATGGACAAGGTGCTATCCGAGCGATTGAAAGCGGACAAATCGGGAACGTAGCGGCTAATACTATCACTGAAATTGTCAATCCAGATGCAAACGTAGAAAGCGTCTATAATCCTTCACCAACTACAGGCGGACGAGAGAAAGAAACCGATCAAGAGGTCCGAGAGCGAGCACGGCTTTCTATTGAAGGATTAGGAAAAGCAACTTTACCTGCTTTACAAGCGGCTTTGTTGAAAGTAGATGGAGTGCGAGCGGCAACAGTAATCGAAAACTACAGCGATGAGGTAGATTCCTACGGAACGCCGCCACGAGCGTTTCAAGCGTTTGTGTTAGGCGGAGATGACCAAGAAATTGGACAGGCAATCTTTGAAACAAAAGCAGCAGGAATTCAACCGTATGGGGATACGCATGTTGTAGTGACAGATATTGCGGGATATACGCATGATGTTTATTTTTCAAGAGCGCAGGAAGTACCTATTTATGTAAAAGTAAGCGTAAAGAAAAACAATGCTTTTCCAGCAGACGGAGAAGATCAGATCAAATCAGCGATTATTCGTTTTATCGGTGGAACTGATATGAGTGGTTCTATTTATGCTGGACTGAATATGGGAGACGACGTGATTTATTCAAAGTTAATTTCAGTTATTTATCAAGTGCCGGGTATTGATGATGTGCAGCTGGAGTTGTCAACGGACGGTATCAATTACTCTGTGGGAAATGTGTCCATCGATAGACACGAAGTTGCTCAAACTGACGCTGAGAAAATTGAGGTGGTCACGATTGTTTGATGTCCAAGAAATTCTCGACAAATTTCAAGATTATTTCCGTAAAGACCCTAACAGCAATATTGGAAAACTGATGACGATTTTTGCTGAACAGCTACAAGATTTAGAGCTGACCAACCAAAGAATCCGTGAGTGGAAAGACATCGATAAAGCCGAAGGTGCGGCGCTTGATGAAATCGGAGTGGAACTAAACCAACCGCGCGGTGCGGCAACCGATGAAATTTACAGGGTTTTATTGAAATCAAAAAACGCCCGTAATCTTTCAACTGGCGATATTAATAC